ACAGAATTATGAATTTCCCCATTGAATTATCCATAACCATGCGGTCTATTGATCCTATTGAATTGTGCATTGTTGGCGCTTATTTAATTGACGGGAGGGGCTATTTATCAATGTTTCGTTTATTACCTTTCCATTCTAATGCGTCCATGAATGCTTCAAGCATTCGCTTACTTGTAATTACTGCAATTGTATGGCCGTCTACTTTCACATAATGTATGTTTGAGTATGACGAATTGCGTTCAATGGTGAACTTATTTGTGTTTATGAATAGTGGCATTGACTTTCCTTACATTGCAATATAGATAATGAATGGTCCGATATGCTTTGTTGCTTTGGTTCGTATATCACCAATATACGGCGATTGGTAGATATCGAATTTGTCTTCCCAGTCTTTGAACACGAATGCAAACATCAGTTGTATTCTACCTTCCGCGCATATCCTTCAAGTTCACTTGCGACCAATTCATCAGCTTCCGCTTCTGTCATTGCCGTATAGTGTCGCTTCCATACGCCATTAGACAATTCTTCAACAGTGTACATTTTCTCATTCATTTCACAACCACCCATCTTGATACCCAATAGCCCTTGATCCGAACATTGTCTACATGCCTGAATTGAACAGCGTTCAACCGTGTAGCTTTACATATCGCGTGACGCATCCCTAGCAGACTGTCTTTAACAGCTCTACGCGGCACTGTGACGCGCTTTAGCGTTCCGTTGTACTCTACTAGCCACACGACGTAATCGCGCCGCTGTATGAGCTTCACAAGCTGAATCATGCTGTCACCAATGAATTCTGCCGACGATAACTTGATCGTCAAGTGTGTAGCCGTCCTTGTCAAAGTAGCTAACTACAGTCGCGCTCCAAACGCTATCGACTTGCATACCATCGAATCCGAGCGCTTTAACATCGTCGGTAGCAATTTCAAACTCAAAGTAGTCGTACCATGAGCCGAGATAATTAAAGAAGCGGCGCTCGAATGCCATTTCATCACAGCTACCGTAATTGTCCATGTGTTGGTCAACTACGTAGTTGAAATTGATACGCTCATTTTCGGGCAGATCATTCCATGTCATCAAATCGCGTGCATGCCTATTGGTGTGAATGTAGTATTTGTGACCGTTGACAATTCGTTCAGACATTGTTCGTAATCCTTTCAATCATTTCTTCGAGAAGTTCGATGTAGCGTTGTGCGTCGGCAATTGTCTCCCAATTGTCACGATACAAGCTGATGTTTGCGAGGAGTGTAATGCCTGTCATTTCTTTTGCGGGAAGCATCAGTAGTCCCACCCAACGCTATTGATGTCAACACCCAATTCAGTAAGTGAATCCATCAACTCACTTACGAAATACTTTGACGTTACAATCTCACCACTGAGTGCCCAATAAGCCTCATTCATTCCGTGAGCTTTGCGAATGCGGATTGCGGCCGTTGGCTTGTTGCGCTTGTTAACAGACATGGTTACTTGTTCCTAACTACGATGCCGTAGACTTTGGCGTTTGCGCGACGAATGAAAGATTCACCATCACGCATGACATACACATACTGTCTTCCGTCAATGGCAATTTCCCAGTCAATGATTTGCGCTTCTCGCCCGGTCACATTGCTAGTCCAAACCGTCCCTGCCATTACAGGCTTACCGGTTGCCATTGACCATGCGCGGCATGTGTTGTTTGTCATATTTCAATAATGCTCTATGTCAAAAATGTTGTCAAGTTTTGAATCGATTCATGTTTCCACAGATTTATCCACAACTTATCCACAAGCACCGCGAGTTATCCACAGGGTTATCCACAGCCTGTGGATAACTCGAAATCTCAGGCTCGACCTTAAATTGGTCGCACATGCCTAAAGGCGCTCGCTTCCGAGATAATCCTAAATTTGATTTTGCCTTTTGATATTTCTCAATAATGCATTATATAACAAAGTGTGGGGTACATTTCTTGTACCCCACACTATAAAATTTAGCTCAGCGAAATTTCCCCATCAATGCCCCGGAGGATTGTACATCATGCCGATAGCAAACGCCTGTTCCTTAGCGTGATGATCGTGTGTTCCGCTGATAGATGTGACAGCTACCTTGTCAAGCACCTTCTGTTGCTTGTGTTCCTCATCAACAGCGCAGGCATAATACCCTATGCCGCATCCGAGGAGGATGAATACTGCCGCTACGGCAATGAGAATGCCGATTGCTGTACTAATGGGAATGTACCACATGGTATTGCTCCTTAGTATTGCTGAATTACCAACCAGTTAGGGGATGCCGCAACCGGTGCAACGCTAAGATTAGTATTAGTAAGAGCCGCAATACTAATCTTATATGTGTGAGAGCCAGGTGTGATTCCATTCACAAACGCTTCAAAGTCAGAAGTAATGTTTGTGTTTGTACCCACACTGTTAGCTGACCTCAGCCACTCTCGGATTGTTGTGCTTCCGTCCTTCAAACGTACTCTCACAACGTCAGTTGTGGAAGAGAACATGTGCATCTGAAAAGCAACCCGAATCTGTCCAGATGCACCCACCGTTACTGTTGCCGTCATGCCGGTAACGTCAACGTCTGTTGCACCAATAGTGGCTTGCGTTGTCGGTGTGGGGTATACAGCCGCGAGGATCGCTCCTGCACCGGCCGCACCTGTTGCACCCTTAATGTTGGCAATAACTGAATATGTGCCACTCGCACGCTGATAAACATCACTCGTAGTGGTGTTCAGATATAGGTCACCATCAACACCCGTGCCATTCGATGGTGTACCACTGCCAGTACGCCATGTGGCACCGTTAGTGCCATTTGTACCATTAGTGCCTGTTGCCCCAGTCGCACCCTTGATGTTTGCCGTAATTGCATATGTTCCGCTTGTACGCAAATACACATCGCTGGTTGCTGTGTTCAGATATAGGTCACCATCAACGCCAAGTGCGTTAGACGGAACACCTGAACCTGTGCGCCACGTAGCACCATTGGTTCCGTTTGTTCCTGCGGCTCCTGTCGCACCCTTAATGTTTGCAATAATGGAATAGACACCGCTAATGCGCTGATAAACGTCACTTGTCGTTGTGCGAAAATAAAAATCATTATCCACGCCAAGTGTGTTTGCAGGAACAGCACTGCCCTGGCGCCACGTGGCACCATTCGTGCCATTAGTGCCAGGAGTTCCTTGAACGCCTTGTATCCCTTGCGCACCCTGCGTACCCTGCAAGCCCTGCGGTCCCATTGGCCCTGTAGGCCCGATAGGCCCTATCGGCCCAGGATCGCCAGTGTCACCCTTTGATCCTTTTGTTGCAATGCTGACTTTTGCGCCTACAACAATGTCAGGGTTTGCACCGTCTTCAGGGATCTCATCAAGATCAAGTGCGTCTGTTCCTACTGAAGCTTGTACAAACTTTCGGTAGTGGTAACCTGCTTTTGTTTCTCCAATCGATTCGTCAACTTCCACACGGTAATACCACTCAGTAAGTTCAGTACCAGCGACGTCAACAAATCCAAGCTGATTGGTATGAGGAAGATTAACGGTTCCTGTCTCGCCTGCGTCAACATCAAAAGAAACAGGAAGTATGCTAATAACTGAACCATCATCCTCCTGAATCATTTTGACTGATGGGTAAATTTCTACATGGCAGGCCACGCCCACACCATTTACAGTGTGGGCGGGGCCAATGCTCAATTCAAATGTTGATACCATTAGTTAAGATACTTAAACTTCGAGAAACGGTTGGTCCACTCCGGTTCTGCAATTGTCTGCCACGGAAAATTGTTGGCATAGTACGCTCTCAGAGCGCTCTGCTCGTCATTTCCAAGATCGTAGATCGTTCCCTCGCTAATATTTACGAGCAGAAGAGTGTTGTCCTTATTGCTACCCTTAAGCGAATAGCGAAGAAGCGCCCAGTTCATTGTGAATTCATCTTTCGTTGTTGGGATAAATGGTTTGTCTCCACCACCAGTAGGAGTACCGACAGCCGCCATAAAATCAATTGCCGAGGAATACGGCAAACCTGGCGTAGCTCGCCGCGTCACATGAACATGCGGGCCATAATACCAGTCCTGACCGTTGCCAGAAGCCCCGCTAAGCGCGATGCCGGTTTGTCCTCGCGTAACACGCTGATTCCATACGCCCATGATCTTAGAACAGTGAAGATAATCAATGACTTCTCCATTGTCCATAATCAGTTCAAGACGCCTGCCCTCAGCGCCAGAACTACTATTGTCGACAATAACAATGACGCCAGACTCAGCCATACGAATATCCGTACCGTATGGTAAAGCAAAGTCTGTTCCTGGCTCTTTACTAGGAGGATTCCTATTCTTATGATCCGAATAAGACGAGCTAATAGGATAATCCCCAGGCGTTTCATACGTCCCCATTAGGCGATACGCTCCTTTACTGAATTGAGCGTGCCAATCTCAAACAGCGACTCAGAAACAAACTCGGCACGCCCATACAATGTGATTGAATAGGCCGGTGTGCGCCCAACTTCAAATGCAAACAGTGTTGCACCTTCCGCTGTCATATAATACCGAGTCTGCCCAGACGTGTGAACCTTTCCAACAATGCCGCGCACTGTTGTACGAATTCCGCGTTCCTCTTTGACATTCTCAACTGAAATGTCATCGCCCATTTCAACAATCTCAGGGCGAATAATGCGAGGTCGCCTAATTGGCACTGTTAGAGTCATTATTCACCTTCACAGTGTTAGGTGTAACAAAAACAGCGCCACCACCCAAACCGCCCGACGCAAGGCCAGCGATAAGAGCTACAGTCCAACCGGCCAGCGAAATATGCCAACCGTTAGTCATGTACGGGAGAAGCGCCGTAAGGAACGCCAGAAGGAACGTGCTAATTCCCGCCATGATTGCCTTAGCAAACCATGAATACTTGAGGAACCATGCAGGCGTCTGAGGGTTAACCGTAGGATCGCCCTTGTCAATAACCGGCTTGTTGTCACTCATGATTGGTGTTTCCTTTCACCATGTCTCTGAGGAATTCAACCTCTTTTTGGAGTACTGATTTTTCTGTTTCGAGAGTGTTATTTTTGCTAGCTAGAGCATCATTTCTCTCAATCACAGAACTCAGTGTACCATTAGTTTGCTTTTTAATCAACTCAATCTTTTGATTTTGTCGGCCTTGTCCCCAAAAATAGCCACCCGCGAGGGATGCCAACCCCAGTAATTGAAGCAAGACGGCAAAATACTGGTCACTCTTCTCAGGCTTGATAAGAGTGAGTACAATGTAGCCGATGATCCCCAGGGCTACAAGGCAGGCAAACGTGACGAATGCCGCCAGTACTCCGGTCTTGTTATTCATCTTTTAAAAATCTCCAAAAAGGAATTTCGTGTTGCGGCTGTCCTAAACCGCATTCGATCCTGCCGAAAAGCCGTGCGCAAGCTCTGCATGAGCTTGTCGCTATTGGTCATAAGTACTTTATTTTCTCCCATCGTTTGCGGGTCAAGTGTAATAATGTTTTCATTCTTTGGCCTTTTAGCCTGCGCGTAGTACATGCGCGTATATATGTTGAACCAAATAGACATAAACATTCCACTTGTTTCAAGCGTGAAAACATACTTAGCTCTAGGGTCTTTTTCGCCAATCATTGACTTATGATTGTCGCTAAATGTATTGCCTACGGCGTAATCAGCGTAAGCACTTCCGGCAATAAATTTACCGAATTTGGTTTGATAGACTTCAGTTTCAAAAGCTCCATCAGGAATGATATGACAGATCATAAACCCGCCACTCATTTTTATAATACCGTCTTCTGTAGCTTTATCAGGGTCGATTCCATATTCGATGAAATACGGATTTTCAATGCGAACAGCGTTAGCGAGGAAAAAGACTCGTGTCTTATCCTTGTATCTGTCTACAGTACTGAAAAAGTTGTTGAAGATTTCTGCCTCATTTGGCAGATAATGTGATGCACTCTTTTCAAGAATAAACTCATCATAACAAATTGTCTTTACGCGAGGAAATGCAACAGACTTGTATGACTGCGCGCGTGAAAGCTCAATGAAATACCCTATTTCAAACCATGCGCGCTTTTTAGCTCCACGTTCGCTGATGTGTGACATTTCAGCGTGAAAGCCTTGCACTCGAAAGTCCCATTCAGGAAATTCATGATCGACAGCCGCAAAGAATGTGTCGCGTGAAAGCTTAAGCTCTTCCTTGTAACGGCGAACGTAAATGAACTGGTCGCACAGGCCAGGGCCATTCTCAATATGTGTGCGAATGGCGTCTTTAATCATTTTCTTTTGCATGCCGTAGGTCTTACCTTTTCCACGACCGCCTACAACAAAGTTGTAGATAGCATTAAAGGAAAGAATACGACTGTAGTTGTAAAAACTTGTTGGTGCTGTCATTGTGGGAACACCGCTCCATCACCATATGCTGTCATAAAGTCACGCGGATTAATAGCTGTACGGTATTGCAGACCCACAATAGGTGTTGACGTGTTATGAACAATCGGTCCATTGTTCGGACATGTGTGCGTTTCAAAATGCAGGTGAGGCCCTGTCGCATCACCCGACGACCCCAAATAGCCTAGCAATTGGCCCTTTGTTACAGCATCCCCCACTCCTACAAGTGGGTTGGTCGTCATATGCGCATAAATAGTATGTAGCCCATACCCATTGTCTGTTACACCGTGGAAAAGCTGAACCGAGAACCCATAGTTGCTATTGAGGTTAATCTTTTCTACTGTGCCAGCGTTTGTAGCAAACTCTTTAGCTCCAGTGACAGCGCTACCACCGCTAAAGTCAATACCCTCATGGAAGCTACCAATCGGGCCTGTGCGTGGCCCGTACTCACTTGACACGTTAGACAGCGAGAAGGGCCATGAAAACTGTCCCGTACCGCCTCCACCGCCTCCACCACCGGTGTTTGCGGCTGTGACAAGCCACAATCCGCCCTGAGTAGGGACAGCCATGTCAACGGATCCATCACCGTAAGTGATTTTGAGAAGGTTGCCATATTGCTGAATATTCTTTACGTCGCCCATGCTGAGTCCACTCTACCTTATCCCATGTGCGTGTTAAGAAAATCAATCACCATCTGATGATCGACAGAGGCATATGCCTCCTCCTGATGACCATACGGAAGGCTAACCCCAGTGCGATATGTAGGATCAGCCGCTATAAAATCTGTTGCAAACTGCGGCAGACAAAGCGCATCAGTAGCACCGTAGAAAATCAACATGGGGATGTTCTTGAGTTTTGCCGCCGAACGCATTGTCCAAGGATTGTAAAATGCCCCCATTGTAGGCTCATCATAATGCCCATTATATGCGGCATCAATTGACGGTCCATAGCCACTACGGTTATTGTCCCTAATATCCTGAGGGTTAAGGACAGGAATTACCCCAATAATGCAACTAGGCTTTACAGCCGCCTGAGCCGCATAATTGATAGACACAATTCCGCCCATACTACCAAAGATCATTGCATACTTATTAGTTGCAACATTCCCCTCAGCGAACAAACGTCCGATATTGGTGTCAAGCCTAGCAATCGAATTGGCATTACCCCATGTCTGAGGGCCTGCATTATCCCCTGCAATCGCATTGTACCCTTGAGCAATAACCTGTGTTGTCAGCTCGCCCTGACGACCATAAGACTGCTGACAATACGTTGCATCACTACCAGCACCATGAACAAACGTCACACCGCCACGCGCAGGAGACACCTGATACTTAGGCGACATTTTCAATAGACCTTCTGACGTTGGCAATACCCCGTCAGAATATGTTTCGTATGTCCACTCATTTACATTCACAGCGTCACAGCCTCAACCCATGCAGGAACACTATTTCCCGTACCGTCAAGTGTTGCCGTTGCAGTATTTCCCTGAATCCAATCAACAGTAATGGTGTGACTCGAACCGGGCGTCATGGCAGGACACTTACCAGAAGCGAAGTAGGATTTGGTCTGATTAGCGCCATTATCCTGCATAGCAATTTCACTGATAATCACACCGTCGAGTTTTACCCGCACACTAACAATATTGTTGATAAGATCGCAACGCAGTTTCGCGTACATATTCAGCTTAACCGGGCGAGCACCCGCAATAAACGTCACAGTAAAACCGGGGATGTTCTGCAAAGCCGTTGTCGAATTCGTCAGCACAGCCGCAACCTGAGCATATGCAAGCTGATTACCACCGGAACCGACAACAATCCACGATCCCGCATTAGCCATGTACTGCTCAGGAACATCGCTTGCCGCAAAAATCGTGCCATTGGGAACCGTGTTAGCGGCAGGGCGAGAAGCAAATGTTCCATAAAGGTTGGGCGCAAATGCCGCCGCAATTGTCGCGCTTACCTTACTTGCAGACCAACCTTTAACGGTGTCAGTGTTTGGCGCGGTATCGTCAACCGGCTTATCCCACACCGGAGGAGTTGCCGCACCAACAGACTTCAAATACGTGCCAGAAGTGCCCTCATCAAGCGTCTGCTGAACTCCAGTAGGTGTAGAACCGGTCAGCACAATGCCATTAGCCGTCGTGCCAGTAGCTCGCCCCGTACCGCCCTGAGCTACCGTGTCAACGCGAGCGGCATCCCATGCCGCAAACGTTGTCTCATTGACATACGTGGAATCAAGCGCTGAAACGGAAAGCCGCCCCGTTGCAACAAGTGTATTAAGAGTGTCAACATCAGTCTTAGACCCATAAAGAGCGTCAGTAACAATGCGTGTTGCACTTGCCGCATTGTTGAAAATTGCCGCAACTACCGGGTCTTGTACATCAATTGAATCATTGCTAATTGCTTCAATTGCCGCGTTTACCTGATCGATAAGCGCATTCATGTCAGCCTGAATATCTTCACTGAACCCTGCAAGACCATCGTTGATAAACGGAACGATGTTCTTGTTCATGTACTTGCAAAGTCCGGTAAGCTTGTTAAGCATTGTTTCGCCGTCACGATACGTAAACGGCTGAACCTGAGGAACTGCCCGCCAGCTAGGCGTGTATTCGGGGATAGGGGCGAAAACGGGGACCGTGGGAATTGTCATTTCAGTAATACCATCCATTCTCATGAGTAAAGTAGTCGTCGCCAGAATTCAAAATGCGCATAAAGCAATCTTCAAGCTGACCAATAACCATAATGTCAACATTGATTAGGCTTGCACGATATTTCATTACAAGGTCAGACGCAGAACCCTGATAACCGGTGACTCTAGTGTCACTGTTGTTGTCACTTGAATTAGTTGTGTTAGATTCTGACGTTGCATTTCCGCCGACAGTGCTCTGACTATTAGAGTCAACAGCACCGCTAGCATAGTCCTCAGAACCGCTAAGCATGGTCTGGGGAGTGTCAGAATTTACAGCGCGTGCCTTAGAACTAGTGTTGTTCGACGATGTGTTGTTTGCAGACACTTCCTCATTTCCATCAACATGATTAGTCCCCTGGCTATGAATATCCATAGAGGAAAGAGGGTCATAGTCAATCTTTGAATACAGCTGATTGTAATATGGCATGATCTGATCCATCTTTTTACGGATAATCAGAAGGAAATTGTCAATCGACTCAGTGCCAATTTCCTGATTGAAATACTCATCAATGATCTTACCGTTAAGAATGCCACGGTAATTCTCATCAAAGATAGGGTATGTTCCAAGCCCAATCTTTGAATAGTCATCAACATACGGAAGCTTGCCATAGGTAACACCATCAAAAGTAAATCCCTTATATGGCTGACTCCATGTATCTGAGTCATATTCAGGATTGCACATTTCTTCAATAACATCTTTGAAGAGCATTGTGAAATGACCGGACATTACTTTTCCTCCTGTCCAATCCCAGACTGTTCCGCCATTGCCTTAGCCTGTGCCTCAATTTCTACATTGAAGTCAACAGTAATTTCGTAACCAAAAACTTCCTTGATTTGATCGCATGCCTGCCTGCGAGAGTTCAGTGACACATAACGCATGGAGTCAGTCTGTGAATCATTAGCGCCGACCTCAGACGCTACAAGACGCTCTTTCTTATCCTGATTGGCATTGTCAATTCCGAGAAGTCCCATGCACTCATTCCACCAACGAGTGCGCAAAAGACTCAGCTTATCGTATGCATCAGCTTCAATGCCAAGATCAAGAGCCTTAATAACTTCCTCTTCACCCATAGGTGCTGTGACAACTATCCCATCAATACCCTCATCAATCTTACGATTGAAATTCATCACTGAAAGCTGAGTATTAGGAGTTGCAATAAGCACCTTGTTACGACGCGCATTCTTAGAGTTAATCTCTAGTGTGCGCTCAATCGTAGCAAGGCGAGTAGCATAAAGCTCAATCGTATCCATTTCTGAGATACGCAGATAATTAGGCCAAATAGGAACACCTACTTGTTTCTTGTCCTTTTCGCTAAGACGCTCAAAAGTCATTGGCATATACGCCCGAATGTTCTTACTACGGAACATTACAGGATCGCCAACTCCCTTAGACTGTGTGTAAGAGCCTGGCCCAAAGACTGTGAACGCTACAGGATCGTCAACCATATTTACCGATCCTGTACCTGTTGCCTTTACGACAAGGAACTTATCGTAGTCCTTATCGTTATATGCAACTGCACAGCCGTTGAACAGAAGCGCCATTTCTACAAAGCGAGTGTTAACCGTTTCGGGAAAACCTTCCCACTTGAACCGGTTAAGTGCAAGCTCCATGATGTTTCGCTTTAGTACGCGATAAATCATCTGCTCACGTTGTGCGGCTGTGCTTCTACTGAATTGACCCTCTTTACCGAAGAGGAATTCGTTGTAAATCTGGTTAGCGCCACCAGTGCCATTGCCAGCCATTAGTAGGACACTCCTGGAAGAGGGTTGTTCAATGCCATGTCAATATTTCCAATGTCAGAAGGGTTTGACCAAACGGTAACACCCTTTTCAAAAATACCTCTAATAGCCTGCTTAAAACCCTCAGGCACTCGACTTGCAGAAATGTAAGTCTCTGTCAGCTTCCAATACGTAAACTTATCCATCACCATAAGTGATGCGGGAATTTTCATAAACGCATGAATCGCATACCCATAGCGCAACCAGTATTCGCCTACAACTCTCTGGTTTGCAGGATCAAGCCACTTCCATTTAGCTCGCAACTCCCAAAGATTGTTTGCCACATTGAAAGCTTCACCAGCAATCTGCCCGCTCGTTGACGGTTGAATCATTCGAGCATCCTGAACCTTAGCGTTAATGCCTGCGATCTGGTTCTGATAATCGCCACGTGCGGCCCAGTCAGCAACACTCTTGTTCGTATCCCTTGCCAGCGTGTCCTGTCGCGTGCCAATAGCTGTGGCGGCTGTACGGGTAAGGTTTCCGGTTGCAGTTGCTTGCTCGTTTGCACTCATCTGAATGCCAGTGTTCATTGCTCCTGCAATTGCCTGCACTCCCTGAGCTACGGCGACTCCTGGCATTCCGCTAACGCCCATTGCCCCCGCACTGCCAATGCCAGCAATAAGATCATTGCTTGCCTGACGACCAATAGCGTTATTAGCAATTCCGGTTTGTGCAACGTCGCCCATGTTAGCAATCTGTGCGAGCGAGCGTGTTGCTTGAATCTGTCCTGACTGCACATCATAGCTCGCCTGATTCATTCCCAACGCGCGTTGCTGAGTCCAATCAGCGGCATTGTACGAATATGCAATGCCGTGGAAATTGGAGGCAAGATAGCTTATCGCCATGTTGTTGACAACCGCTGTTTGCGGGAATGCCGTAATCATTGTGGAGAAATCAAGAAATTCTCCATAATCGCTAGGCCCTGCGGTAAAGTCGTCAGGAATGAAATCATCAAAACTACTGTTGTAGTTTACAGGGTAAAATACGATTCGCTGATTAGGCGGAAGTAGATTAACCATTTCACGCACAGTTGCATCATTGCTACGCCATGCTTCCGGCTTAATGATAATGGGCGTTCCGTAATGTGTAGTCAACTCAATGACCATATACGGATAAGTCCAAAACTTCTTAAGCTTTGCATAACGCGGATTCAGCGCAGAAGCAATATCATCAGAATCACGCCACTTTTCTTTAAGCCTGTGCGTAATGTCCTGAGTAGGCGTCATCATGTCAAGCTTAGTGGGTGCTCCTGTAACCCACGTAACCCCATAATAGTAACGAGACAGGTTAGGAATAATTGTTACAGAAACAATTCCCTGAGTCTTCCACGGGTAAATCTGATTGTCACCCAACCAGTTCTGAAACGATGTCATATTGTTAAAACCGTAATATGACGCGCCAGAAGGAAGATTGCCGAAAGAACTACCCTGTGCTGTCACCATATTAGGCGATCCGTCAACGTTGGTAGGATCGGCTAGCAGGTCGGTTGTCGAACATACCAACACGCACATGTCGGTATCCGCAGGCTGTGTCGAAGTGTGATTGGTGTAAGCAACCTTTTCGCGTTCCTGCCAAACAATTGTATACTCGCCGCCAACGTCAATTCCTTCAGGAACCGTGAGGTAGTCACGACCATGATTATTGAAGTTGTTGGTGTTGGCAATTCCGATATGTCCACGCTCAACATAGCAGTTGCCAAATGTGCAATTCCAAACATATGTTTGAAATACATCGAGCTGAATGATTAGTTCAGTTGTGTTTGGCGCATTGTAGCGTACATCAAGAATAAAGTAATAAAAATACTTGATCTTGTCGGTGCCCGGCACCGGCTGAATAGGGTTTGAAACCCTAAGGTAATTGTACTCAACGGCACGATTAAATGGAATATTAATCTTTACCGGAGTGTTTGGCTTAATGTAGGAAAGCTGATTAAGCGTAATCCCCGCTGGCCCAAGAGAATTGATGTAGTTGTTAAGAGCGTCCTGAGTAGGAAACTTAACTACATCACGATAGTCATTGTTCCAAGGAACATTGACCATATCAATTTGTGTATTCTTAGGCCAAATTGAATAGTCGAAATCAAGGCCAAAACCATAATCGGAATTGGCGGGATCAGTAATAGTATTAGGCACTAGATAGTCCTTTTATTTATACGGCATTGTGGGGGTTGTATTTAACAACCCCCACAATCCGTTTACTGCAATTACGGCGTGTTGTAGGTGAAGGTCCACGTAGCAGTAGCGCCAGCCGCAACCTCATAGCCCGAGCGCGCAACCGCATTGATCGTCACCGGAGTTCCGCTCGCAACGGTAATTTCAGTACCGTTGTTCACGTTGGTTGCACCATTCTTATACTGAACGCCTACCATACTAGGAATGGTAATGGTGTGAGCACCATCCCAACCGGGCTTCTCAGGCGTGACCTCAAGGAGAGAGTCAGTATCAGAATCCGGGAGAACGGTGGGGTTAGGCCACGGGATAATGAGATCGCCAGTAACGTTGACAGTAGAGGTTGCCGTGTATGCCTCATTGTCAAGCGACACCGTGTTAATGGTCAGCTTCTCGTTCTGCTCATCCGGCCCAACAACAAGAACACCATCGTTAGTGATGTATGTGAACTGAGACAGCGTGAACGGCCCGTTTGCCGCGCCGGTGCCAGGAACAACAGCGTAGACAACAGCATCGTTAGAACCGCCCGTAGGCGTCGTAATGGCGTTGTTCTCGACGGAGTACGTGTTGCCACGCTTAACCGCCGTAACAACCGTACCAGTACGATCCTTAAGAACGATTGCCTCAATGCCAGTAACGGGCGTGTCGTTAATGGTAATCGCCGTACTAGGCCGCGTGCTAAACAGAATGGCGGGCGCAAAACGACTAACCGAATAAACGCCCCAGTGGTGAAGCCAGTAGTTGTTCAGAAGCGAAGAGGGGTTGTAAATACTTGCAACCTCAATGCGCTGATCTGCACAAACAAAGAAATCGCGAGTCGTAAGGATCGCCTGCACATCGGTAATACCGAAATGCTCCTTAGGAAGCACCGTCTTACGCGATGCAAACTCAGCCTTACTAATGTTGAACGCACCGGCAAGTGCCTCAACATCAAGCGCCGCATCAGCATCAGACGTAATAAAGAGTTCAAGCTCGCTAGGCTGTGCGGCAACCGGAAGTCCAGCAGGATTGTACATGCGGGAAATAAACGGAAGCCTGTTGCCCATTGAACGGAGTGCGCGAAGCATTCCCTTAGACTCGTCAGCGGTGGAAGCGGGATCGCCAACATCAGCAACATTGACGTTAAAGAAGCCGTCGGCCTTGTCCATTTCATTGAACAGGTTTGCCATGATGTTGAACTCGTCCCACTGGTCAGAGTTCTGGAGCATTCCCATAAGGTTCGTCATGAACTCGGAAACGCCGCCACCGTTAAGGAATGCCTTGCGAAGCTCAGCTTCACGCACGGTGAGCTTATACTTATCACGACGGTCTACATGGTGATAAGAAACCTGAACCTCAGGAGTCATAGCTCCAAAAATTTCCTGTTCAAGCTCATCACGCTTAGGATCGTAAGTCGCGGCAGTGAGAAGACCTGCCATAATCTCTTCGATAGTCTCACCGTAATTGAGCATGCCGCGCTTGAACTTAGCAAGCGGGTTAGTCCACGTGAGATTCTTGAAGATGACAAGACCGATGCGGTTAACAAGAGCATCAATGAACTGATTCCGCAGAGCGGGAACATTCCAAAGGTTCTCGATAACCTCAGTGATGTTTGCTTGAGTTGCCTCAGGAACTCGATTCACATAATCAGAAGCGCTCACATTGCGAACGGCATTCAGCCAATCGGCATTGCTAAAGTTCTGAACAAGAGGACGAACGTCCTTAACCAATTTGTTTTACCTCAATTCGTAGAAGCGAATAGATCATCAGGTGTAATGGTACTTGCATCAATGACCCGATCCTCTTCGGAATTGGGCTCACTGTTATTGTTAACGCCAGTCGACATAATAAGATCGTAATTCTGAGTCTTAACGCGGTTCACTTCCGCTTCAACTTCCGCAATGGTTGAATCCTTTGCGGCAAGCTCCTCAGTTACAGTTGCGATCTTTGCATTTGCCGAACTAAGCTGCTCGTTAACATTGCTGAGTTCCTGGTTATGCAACCCCAAAAGATCCTTTGCGATTGTAAGAGGGTCCAGGTCAGACTTACCCTCTAGCCCGTTGATGTAGTCATCAAGAACGCCCATAATGTTTTCCTTTACAAAAGCGAGGGGAGGTCGCGCAATGCGACCTCCCCTCTGTTTCGGGCATCCGGTGAGTGGACTCAGCAGGTGCTAGCCTCATGCTACCATGCCGCGCATTCAAGCGCTAGCGTGACACTGCGTGTCATGGCAGGTAGTCTGAACCACTCTATTCCGAATGCCACATCTATTGTTGAGTTACTTGCTCTTTCCGTTACCGGAAGTGTTGCGGGCCTCATGCTTCTTGAACACAACCTTACCGTCAACAACATCATTGGCGATAGTGAACGTCATGTCCACAGTGCCAGACGCATCAACCTTCTGCGTCTTGCCCTGCTTAGTCATCACAGGCTTTCCATCGCTATCCACACGCGGCGTGTACACAGCCTTAGAAGTGTCAACCTCACGCTTACGCGCCGTGACGCCCGCCGCATTAGCGGCCTGCTGAATCGCGAGTGCCGTGGAAGCCTCCTTAGAAGCCTCAACCGTCACAGTGAAGAACGCCGTGGGGTCAGTCTTTGTTGCCTCAATGAGCTGGTTGACAGTCTCAACCCACTCGTTCTCCTTAGCCTTAGGTGCAAACCCAGTGCCGAAAGTAACCGTACCGCTCATGTCAATCTCCTATGTTGTTGCCCGAAACAGGCTAGATGGGGAAGAGGCCCGGCCCGTAAGCCGGGCCTCTTGCTGATGAGTACAGCTTAGCACAGATCGCGCGCACCGTGTCAATCCCATCTTCAAAATTTCTTTAGTGGAGCTTCAACTCGAACGGAACATCTTTGAGGACGACCCCGCCTGCCACGGTCTGAGGGTTGAGCTTTCCATGCAGAATCTTGCCCTCAACAAGATCAGCAAACGTGAGTTGTTCGCTGATTGCAATAGGCAATCCAGCAATGCGATTCACATATGACCCATCATATTTTCTTTCAAGATACGCCTTAGGCCTGATGTAAAAAGCATTCTCGAAATCATATTCATGTTTCCAAGCACCTAGCTCTGTTGGATGAACATTGATCGAGCTGGGAATGGTGTCCTGCAATAAATGTAATGAATCTGTGTCTGCGTATGCAAATACCGAATAATTGGCCTGCGCGGAACGAATGGTAATGTCGCGAGCCCAAGCCGTAATGAAAACACCTGCCGCAGTATAGACAGGATCGCGTGTCTCTTGCTCGCCCCTCTTAAGCCGTACAACTCCGTTTTCCAATACCGGATACTTACTTGTGACATTAGGATTAGATGCAAATTTTCCGTATAGGCTATTGAGATGTAGCTTCGCAATCTCACGCTTACCACCTGTTTCCTTCGCCTTTATCTCTGACCACTTATCAATGTAGTTATTGAACATCCCACTAGCAGAACGAAATGCCCAACCATCCTCATAGCTGAGCACTTCAATATCGTAATGATCGTTGTACAAATCCCAATCAACATTAGTGACAGTCAATGTTGTTGGCTCTGGTATGTCGCGCAGATACTCAGTAGCAATAAACATGTTACTACCCTTGATCTGAATGCATGGAATGTGATTAGGCTTGAGCTTTGCTGTAAACGTCACAGTGAAAATGGTAAGAGGGTAAGCCGCTGTTGGCTCTACCTGTCCTCGCCTGAATAGTGGTCTTCCGTATGGAATTTCTTTAAATTTCATTACGGAAGGATAAAGAGAATTAACATCCAGAACCAAACCGCCACGCACCACCCTACCCCTAAAACGATCATCAGCGTAAGTAAATCCACCGCGATAAGCTCTGCGAATCTCTCTATCAACATCATAATCCAAAATGGGGAATGCAGACTCAAACCACTTTGAGCCAGTCAGGTTTTTATATTCGGCCATTGCGTCAGATGCAACGGTTAGCTTTTTCATGCCCGAACCGATTACTTCCCTCATTGCCTGAGCAATGATCGACACGTCACGCTTAAGATAATCAGCTTCTTCTTCCGTAAGCTTATGCCCTACAGGACGAAACTCCTCATAGTCAATATCACCCTTAGACATTTCGAGCTTGAACGCCTGAGCAATACGGCGCACTCCCATAGGAAGCTTTTTGAGTGAATCTCTAAACTCAGTCGTAAATCCTGTTTCCCACCTGACGGTAATGGAATAGAACTTTCCCATATCAGAAATGAGAGTCTTGAACTGTTTATTCTCCAAACCCTTTTCTGTCGTGTGCTCGTAGCCATTGTTCAACAACCAATCAAGAATAAACGCACCATCAAAACGGAGGTTATGAAAGTAGCACGTTCCATTCTGACGGGCGATCCGTTCAATAAATGACTCAATGTTGGTGCCAATTTCCACGTCATCATAGAACGGCTTCTCGACTTCTGCGAGCCCCCATGCCCATACGCGGCAGTCACTAGCATCTGTTGTTGTCTCGAAATCAGCACAATAATCAATCCTTGTCTCTTTCTTCCCAACACGCTGACGCCGTTTGATTATACTAATTGGGGCGTTCGGTAGGGACTTTTGTTCCTGCCCAGTCCAAAAGTGATCCCAACTCTGAATAGGCACTGTCAATCATCCTGTCTTGCCATTTTTCTTTACGAGTACCTGCCAGCCTATCTTTTTCAGCCTGATACTTAAGGAACGTGGCCTCAGCAAAATTGGTGCCAAACCACAATGCATCAAACTGGTAATCTGAAAGACGATCAACACCTTGCTGTAGCTCATTCTCACCCATAGCAGTGAGCGCCTTTTCAAGATTTTCTCTGCCCTCACTAATTTTCTCACCTAAGTAATCAGACCTAAGTTTCTTGTTCAAATCGTTAGTAAGTTCTTCGAGTGCTGATGCGTCTTTAATTTGACCTGGTTCTCTATCATACTTTCGATAAGGTCCATAGACAGGAGAGGCATACGACTCAACAACAAGATTCTTTGATTGTTGAACCGTAAACCCCGTAGGAGTCTCCAAATGCCCTACAGATGCCGCATGCAACTCAGCCGCACGGTTAATCTCGGCTTCCGTTTGCTTGTACAAGTTGAACTTGCCACGCTCAATTGGCGCACCTTTTACGCCAGCTACAAACTGATTGCTACGGCGCATAAAGCTATTAAGATTTTCGAGATAGCCTTTTAGTTGCTTAGCATTGTATCGTTGTTCAATGCCTGACTTTCGGCGGGGATCAAATTGAGTTCCCTCAATGTTCGCTCCGCTTGTTCGCTTAGTCCTCGCAATTTTACTGTTGACACTTTTAATTCGGCGTTGTACTTCCGCCCGGAGTCGCTTTGCCTCATCACTAGCCATTCTTACGGAACCTCAGTAATGCGAACATTAAACACGCGGAAGCAATCAATGCAACGCACATTTTGCCCTAACGTCAAATACGCTCCTGTCAACTCAACTTCAATTTCCTTGCCACATACACAAATCATTTTCATTGTCTCACCACAGGCTCACACTGAATAATGACGGCACCTTCAATAATTAGACCGTTTATAGATTCTCCTAAAAATTCTGGTTCTATAGTTGTATTATAAACTTTCCAACCCTTTTCAGTATGTTCTAGCCATTTTATATGGTAAATTACATCCATGATTTATCTCCCTAGAATCACAAAACGGGCCTGCCGTGTTAAACGACAGGCCCGTTTCGGGTATTAAGTTATAGCTCAGACTTCGAGCGTCAGGAACCGGTAACCGTTTCGCCCGCGCTTCTCCACCGGCTTGACCTCCAACGGCTGACGGTTACCCTTGCTGTCAATCCACAGGTCGGGAGTGCCGAGAGTGTTGAAGGTCTGGCGCAAAATCTGCGCGATGCCCTTAGACGTGGCGTGGAAAGCGTTACCGTCCTCATCAATCAGCGTCGTGCGCAGAGTGTCCTCAACCATACCGGTTGCCTCATTCGGGATTCGCACACCCTGAATCACCACATCAACAACCTTAATTTCGTTACCCACCTGCTCAACCAGCGGCTCGCTGTTGTTGATCTTGCGGAGGAAATTAAGCTTGTCATCACGCGTGGAAAGCTCCAGAGAAGTGTAGAAATCCGCTCCCTGAGTAATTTCGGCGATGCCCTGGCCTGCGGCACTCTGCGTTGCAACTGCGTTGTCAGTCATTTTCTTTCCATTCATTCTGATTCATTTTAATTTGGATCAGGCCACGATGCGCGCATACCGGAATACTTATGTTTCTTCCGGTGGGAAATGTAACCGCCACACCTGCCTGCTCTCTTTTCTGACGTTTGCCATATCGGGATGGAATAACGCATTAATCCGAGCATAGACGTTTCGTTCGGGGTCCAAACCGCTCATCTCTGTCTCGCACTGACGCAAATCGCAGTATTGCTAACTTGTAATGAGTTATTAAGTTGTCATCGGTGAAATGGTGTATTTAAAATCGCGCATCCTCTACAACGGTTAATAGCGCGCCGTGTGCCCTACATCGAGAATCGGCACCTTATCGTCACTCACAGATTGTAGTCTGTATCTCGATTTGCTGGGATAAAAGGAATCGAACCTTTAACCATCCGATTAACAGTCGGACGCTCTGCCAATTGAGCTATATCCCACTATGAAATTGTATGTTGCCCGCGGATTGTGTCAGCATCCCGACAACTCTTATATCCAGTTTGTCCACCATTGCATTATTTCAGCAAACCTACTAACTGGACCAGCGCGTTCGCCTCAGGATTCATCCCCGAATATAAGCTATTAAATTTAGGTAGGGCGGGCTGACTCACACCAGCCAGTATTCCAAGTCTGTGTTAGCGCCCTATTAAATTGGCGTTTAACGTCCGCAAATGACGATTACCTTGAATTTAGCGGG